GAAGTAAAAGAGGAGCCAGAAGGAAAGAAGGAGAACCCTATACCAGAAGTACGTAAGATAAACATCCCTTGGACAGAAGTAGAGATACCAGTTCCAAGAGAAGAGATTGTAGCGACTGCGGCAACTACTGCTGCAGTCTCTGTGGTTGCTACCCTGACTGCTACTTCTATGTTTAATTATTTAGTTAAGATATTAAAACCTGTATTCATGCAGGTAGTAAAACGTATTCAGAAGAAACTTGGAAAAGACGGAACCCCAACCGAAGGGATTACTGAACAAAATTAAACATGCTGTTGACGATAGAGACGAACAGCTAGCCCTTATCGGCGTAATGGTAAGATTAGTTGTATTAGTTTGGAGTGGAGCAATCCTTACTCTAGCTTATATACAACTCCCAGCATATTTAGCTATTCCTGAACAGAAGTTTGACCCAACCTTCATTGCTAGTATCTTTACTTCAGTGATTGGATCTTTTGGATTGAACATCAATAAGAAGGATAAGAATGCCATGACTAAAGCTGACATGGAGCAAATGATAGCTAAAGCAAATTCATCCCAAGGCTACCAAACAATCAGAGTAGTCACCCCGCTGCAGATTAATGGTGCCGAAGTTGTAGAATCACAAGATGCAAAAGAATGAACAAATGGCTTTTACTCCTACTGTTGTTACCGACAGCAGTAAGGGCAAACTCAATAACACCACAGTTCACCCAAGGCTCAATGCAAGCAACCACGATTACGACACAAGTAGTAACAGAGGTTATAGACCAAGAAGTATTTGGAGGTACTTACAACAGTTGGTCAGGAACCAACGTAGTACCCAGTGGGAACATCGTAGACCCACAAACGAGTTACACAGTACACGCGGTGGGAGAACAGTTTCAGATAGAGACTGTGACACGCCCAGCAGGCGTAGTAGAACAGATCGACATCGACCGAACTATTACAACAAACTCCACTACTACCTCACTCTCAGTATTCTCACAGTAATGAGCAGCGGAGCTGCGCTAAGCCCTGTGATGGCTGATGATGTATATAACACAGCAGCCCCTGAAAGTACAGCAACAGGTAATGTAACCAATCAAGCTGTCCAGTTTCAGAATAATGGTGCTCCTTCGAGGCAGCACTATGGCGGTGGGATCGTATGTAATGGTCCTACTATGACTTTATCCCCATTTTATATGGGTAATGATACGATACCCTTTGACAATGAAAGTTACGTAACAAGTAATAACTGGGGTGCTCAGATTAGCTTTATGGTGCCTTTAGATTGGGGTACTGTGAATAGATGTAAGTCTATAGCTAAACGTAGAGAAGAGAAACAGATGCTCGATTATGAGCTTGTAAGAGCACTTAAATGTGCAGAACTACAGCAGAAAGGGTTTACTTTTAGACCTGGTTCTAGAGTAGAACACATGTGCAATGATATCGTACCAATAGCTTTATTAACCAAACAACAACCCACTGAATAAATGGAACTATTATTTCTATCCGAGCCCGCATTTTGGGTGATCGTAGCCCTAGCATCAGAACTGATTGCTCTGTCTCCATTGAAGGAGAATAGCGTTATCCAAAGTGTACAAACTCTACTCAACAAACTAAAGCCGAGCGATGAGCCTGAGCGTAATGACTAAGCAAGCTAACGTAGACTTAGACTTATTTATACAAAAACAACTGCTAGGTCCTGAAAAACCTGGACGTTTATATCGACAACAGCAGCAACAAATGGATTTCAGGGAACGAATAAATCCAAGAACTGAAAACATAGCACATGGTTTAAGAATAACACCTTACCTTAAAGCAGGTAATGATGGAGCATCATCACCAGTAAAGGTATATAACGATAACGGTAAACTTAAAATTTTACCTAATTTTGGAGGAGGTCGTATTGGTAACGTTCGTCCTAAGAAAATAGCTCAAGCAACTCTTGGAGAACAGATTCAAGGACTTGCAGGTGACAGTGACCGGAGAGGAGCACCGCCATGGTGGCAGTCTGGCTGGAAATCTGAAAGTGAAGCTATAGAAGTTCTGAAAAATAATCCAGAATTAATACAGCATTTCGATAATCAACCTGGTTTCCCTAAAGATCTTTTCAAACAATGAAAAAAGCAACTGAAGAAACATTTAACGAATTACACAATCTAGTCACAGAGGAATTCCTTAAAAGGGTTAAAAGTGGTGAAGCTACGGCTCACGAACTTAAAGCCGCCTGTGATTGGCTAGTAAAGAATGACATCAGTGGAGTCGCTTACGAGGGAAATCCGCTAAGCAAGTTGGCAGCAGTAATGCCAAAGGTCGACCCAGAACTAGTACAAAGACGACTTTATGGAGTTAAAAAATGACAGCAGTAGGAAAGGCTCCAAGTGCATCTAAAGGGATAGGTGCAGTAGGATGGGGCAGCATTGCAGGTATATTAGGTATGGGCGCTTCGATGATGGGTAAAGCTACAGGTAATAAGGATTTATGGCAGATGGGTGGTTTAGTATCCACCCTCGCTCAAATACCTGGAGCATTCCAAACACCAGGTAAGACTAAAGATGATAACAGTGATGATGCTGATACTACAAAATATTGGGGTCACCGAGATGCAATCCCTGGATCGGACTTTAATAGAAACAGCGCTATCAATAGAGAATTATCTAGTCAAGGTTTGGCTGGAGCACTGGCGAGTGGTAAGAATAAGTCTTGGGGAATATCTAACATATTAACATCATGACAGCAAGGTACGCAAATGGAAACAGGAAGGCACAACAAAAAGCCTATAACAAAACAGCCAAGGGGAAAAAGCTTAGGGTCGATGCTAACAGAGCTAATCGAAAACTTGGTACCTACGGAAACGGAGACGGAAAGGATGCGTCCCATACCGGTCCCGGTAAGGCGAAACTAGAGAGTCCATCTAAGAATAGGGCACGTCCAAGGACGGGTAAGAAGTATGCCCCAGGTAAGGGGCTTAAGATACGGAGTTAGCGATGGGTAACCCTAGATTATTTAGATTAGATCCTGCACTTAAAGAATTACGGAGAAGACAGGAAGCACTAGATTTAGCTAAAAACCTGTCTGGACTATCTAAGGAAGCACGAGCTTTATATGAGCGCCGTCTAGAGCAAATGGGTATCAGTGTAGCTAAATTGCAGAGATTTATTGAAAGTGAAGGTGCACGTGGTCAACCTGGAAATAAAAGAGAATTTACCGCTAACATGATCAGTGGTGGCACTGAAGATTATGAAATTTATCGGTTGTGGGCGGATCAAAGTATCAATTGGGCACTACAGGAAGCACATCATGGCGGTGGAGGCTTGGCGGTACAGGAGGCTATCGGCCTCTTACCACCAGTTAAGCAATATGCAGTGCTGCAAGAGTTAGCAGCAAGCGGACGTTTCCCTGGACAGCAGCGAGGGAAAGGGATGTATCCTCTTATACCTGGACTACACCAACAAAACCCAAGCCCAACAGGTAGTAAAGGTTTGACACCTCTTGACCTAGGATCTCGTGGTCAATCTTCACATGGTAAGCCGGGTACTAAATTAGTACTAAACCCTAATGACAGTGTAGCAGAAATAGTTAAGAAGGTATCAGCTCATATGGATGAGTTTGATGCTGTAAATGACGCTAAATTACTGGAAAGTAACCGAATACTAAGTGTAATAAAAGAGTTACCGCCAGATCAGCAAGTCAAAGCGCTACAACAAACGTTAGATGATCCTAAAGGTTTAACAAAGATATATGGATTTGCTGGCGGTGAAATGACTTCAAAACCAGTTGCGCAATCTGGTGGAAAAACAGTATACCAAACTACATCAACTGATGGTAGTCTAACTCTACATGAACATGATCCTACACTAATTGGTAAGCCCGCTTGGAAATGGATAAACCCTAAAAATGCAATAAAATTGGGTCTGGCTATTGCCACACCTACTGTTGTGGATATACTATACAATGAAGGTCTAGCCGAAGTTACAGAGAAAGCATCAGGTGGGAAGAAGGATAAATCGTGGTTAGATATAGGTAAAGATTATGCAGTAGGTGCTAAGGATGAATTCGTACAAAGCCTACCAACTGCAGCTGCAATGGCTAGCATAGCTGGTCTAGGAGGAGGATCTTTATTAGCTATCGGTGCTAAAGCTTTGGCACCTGTTGCTACAACATTAGGTTTAGATGCCGTAATGTCGGGACTATATCGAGGTATAGATGTAACTGGAAAAGACCAGCATTGGTCGAAGTATCAATTCTTTAAAACTCCAAAGGAAACCGAGAAAATTAATCTTGATATGAAGAGGTCTGCAGAAATATCAAGGCAGAAAGCTGCACAAAGACGTAATATGGAACAGAGGCTACAAGCTTTAGAAGTTAACAGACAACTAGCCGGAATCGACACAAATTAATGACAATTTCAACCCAAGCAATGACAGCAAAAGGGGAGGGCTTTAGCTTCTCCCGTAAGGCTGCACCACCCAGTTCCTTTGGACCTGCGAAGGTGG